GCCGAAGCCGAGGCGCTGTTCGCCCCGCACCACCGCGACTTCTGGGCGTGGGTGTGGGGCGTCGACGACGGGGCGCGGCCGGAGAGCTTCATCGGCGTGTGGGGCCGCGGCGAGGCCAAGTCGACGAGCGCCGAGATGGCCTGCGTGGCCCTCGGCGCACGCCGCCGGCGGCGCTACGTGCTCTACGTGTCCGGCACCCAGGACCAGGCCGACGACCATGTCGGCAACGTCGCCGCCATGCTGGAGTCGACCGAGCTCGGCCGCTGGTACCCGGAGATGGCCGACCGCCTGCTCGGCAAGTTCGGCAACTCCAAGGGCTGGCGGCGCAACCGCATCCGCACCGCCACCGGGTTCACCGTCGACGCGCTCGGGCTCGACACGGCCGCCCGCGGCGTCAAGCTGGAGGACCAGCGCCCCGACCTGATCATCATCGACGACGTCGACGCCCACGACGACAGCCCCGTCGTCACCGCCCGCAAGATCGACGCGCTCACCAAGAAGCTGCTCCCGGCCGGCTCCGACGACCTGGCCGTGCTCGGCATCCAGAACCTCGTCCAGCGCGACGGCATCTTCGCTCGCCTCGTCGACGGCAGGGCGCAGTTCCTCGCCCGGCGCACCGTCTCGGGCCCAATCCCGGCAGTGCGCGGGCTGGTCGTTCACCACGAGGTGGGGGCCGATGGCCGCGGGCGTGACGTCGTGGTCGCCGGCGAGCCGACATGGCCCGCCCAGACGCTGGCGAGGGTGCAGGAGAAGATCGACGACTGGGGGCTGGCGTCATTCCTCGCCGAAGCGCAGCACGACATGGGCAACAACGACGACGCTCTGTGGACGCGCGAGCAGCTCGCCCGGGTGCGCACCGCGCAGGAGGCCGAGTGGGACCGTGTCGTCGTCGGCGTCGACCCCTCGGGTGGCAGCTCGTCGAGCAACGACGCCCAGGGCATCGTCGTCGCCGGCCGCATCGGCGATCTCGGCGTCGTACTCGAGGACGCCACGGTTCGGCTCCCGCCGGCGGGGTGGGGCGACCGGGCGGTCACCGCATGGGACGATTGGGAGGCCGACGCCTTCGTCGTCGAGGTCAACTTCGGCGGCGACATGTGCGCCGACGTGCTGCGCTCGGCGCTGGAGCGCCGCTACGGCACGGTGCGCCAGGAGCAGACCCGCACCCTCGGCCAGGGGCAGGGCCGTGAGATGACGCTGTGGCTGCCCAACGGGCGCACCGCTGTCATCCGCCTCATCTCGGCCAGCCGGGGCAAGCGCGCCCGCGCCGAGCCCGTCGCCGCCCTCTACGGCCGACCCGACGATCCGGCCACCTGGTCAACGTCGCGTGTGCACCATCTTGGGCACCTGGCCGAGCTGGAGGACGAGATGACGAGCTGGTCGCCGACAGCGACGTGGAGCCCCAACCGCATGGACGCCGCCGTGTGGGCACTCACCGACCTGCTCCTCGACGCCCCACGTCGTGGTCGCCGTCGAGCCATCGTCGGGACGCACGCCGCATGACCGGCTCGGAGCTGGTGCTGTCATCGGGCGAGGTCGTGCCGGTGCGGGACCGTCGTGGCGAGCGTCGTGACCCGCGAGGGTCGACCAGGGTGCTCGGCTACGTCGCCCCGGGGCGTGAGCAGATCGACGAGTGGAACGCCGCCCAGGCCTTCCGATTCGGGGTCAACATGAACGTGATCGCCTACCGCTGCGTGCAGCTGCGTGCACGCGCCGCGGCGACCCCTCCGCTGGTCGCCGGGCGACGCAAGGGCGACGCGACGTCGATCAACCCGAACGCCCGCATCAGCCGGCTGCTCGGCCCGCCCCCTGGTGGACCGGCGCCGCACCTGTCGGCGGTGAAGCTGCTGCGCTGGACCCACGCCCAGAAGATCGTCACCGGCCGTCGAGCCTGGGAGATCGAGACCGACGACAACGGCACACCGACGGCGTTCTGGCCGCTCGCCGCGTCGAGCCTGCGGGCAGTGCCCTCGACGGGCGGCACCGAGTGGTTCTCGTCGTTCCGCTACGGCAAGCCGTCCGACCCGGTGAAGTTCCGCCCCGACCAGGTGTTCTACGGGTGGGAACCGTCAGGGACCGACTTCCGCCAGGCCGAGAGCGAGCTGCAGGCGGCCCGCTTCGACCTGTCGCTGGTCACCCTGTGCGACCAGTACGGGCTGTCGTTCCTGCGCAACAACGCCGTGCCCGCGGCGGTCATCACCACCACGCAGTTCCCCGACGAGAACGCCCGCCAGCGCTTCCTGCAGTCGTGGCAGGCCGAGTTCGGCGGTGCGGGCAACGCCGGCCGGGTGGCGCTCAACGAGGTCTCCGAGGACGGCGACGGGCCGGTGGGCGACTCGATCGACGTCAAGGTGCTCGGCCTCTCGGCCCGCGACTCGCGCCTGGTGGAGATGCGCAAGGACCTGGTGCACGAGATCGCCATCGCCCTCGGCACCCCGTTCAGCAAGCTCGACGCGTCGGGGCGGACCTACGAGAACGCCAGCCAGGAGGACCTCGACTGGTGGGAGACGACGATCCTGCCGGACCTGGTCGATCTCGAGGACGACATCAACATGCAGCTCGCCCCGCGCCTGGGCGACGAGGTGGTGTGGTTCGACCTGCGCAACGTGCGCGCCCTGCAGCGCCGCGTGCAGCCGATCACGCAGACCGTCGGCGCCCCGTCGCTCGTGCAGGCGCAGCTGATGACGATCAACGAGGCGCGCACCGACTACGGCCTCGAGCCGGTACCCGGCGGTGACCGGATGATGACCGTCGAGGAGATCCAGGCACTGCGCGGCGGGCAGGCCATGAGCGACACCGCCGCCCGCGATGCGCTGGCGGCCATCGAGGTCCGCATGGCCGAGCTGGAGACCCGCAGCGCCGAGCCGCCACCTGCCGACCCGCACGAGACCGCTGACGACACCCCTGTTGGCCCAGAGCAGCGCGAACTGGACCCGGAGGCGATCGAGGCCCGCCGTGCGCGCATCTGGCGCAGCACCGACGCCGCGGCGACCGTGCTGGAGGGGCGCTGGCAGCGGGCGATGCAGCGCCTGTTCGACCGCCAGCTCGACGCCACCATCGGTCGCCTCACCGGCAAGCGGGGCCGCCAGCTGCTGCGTGACGCCCGGGCCGCGGACGCCGCCGAGGTCTTCGACCCCGAGTTCTGGCGGGCCGAGACGAGGGCGCTTGCCGAGGACCTCTACGAGCAGGTGGTCGCCGCGTCGACCGCCGCGTTGGCGTCCCGGTTCGAGGTGGCCTTCGATCTGGCCGCACCGTGGGTCGCCGAGTTCATCGCCGCGCGCTCCAACCAACTCGCCGGCCAGGTCACCCAGACCACCTACGAGGCGATCCAGCGCCAGCTCACCGACGGCGTCGGGCTCGGCGAGACGGTCGACGAGCTCGCCGAGCGGATCCGAACCCTGTTCCGCCAGACCTACGCCCGCCGCGCCGAGACCGTCGCTCGCACCGAGGTGATCTCGGCCTACAACGGCGCCGGCGCAACGGGTGCCGCCACGCTCCCCGCCGACGTCGTCGCCGGCCAGGAGTGGATCGCCACACGTGACGCCCGCACTCGTGACGCCCACGCTTCCGCCGACGGCCAGATCGTCGCCGTCGGGGCGGGGTTCGTCGTCGGAGGGCAGGCGATGGCCTACCCGGGCGACCCGAACGCCGGTTCGGCGAACGTGGTGAACTGCCGCTGCACCGTCGCCTTCCTCACCCCCGACGAGATGGCCGAGCTGGGTCGTTCCCGCACCGTCGACACCCGCACGGCGCTCGCACTGCTGCGCCTCGTCGACGCCGGCGACTTCGACGAGCACCGTTTCCGCCGAGCCCTGGAGGCAGCATGACCATCGAACGCCGCATCTACCGCGCCGAGTGGCGCGACGTCCCTGGCAGCAACGGCCGCCAGAAGTGGGCCACGGCCGTCACCTACGGCACCGTCGACGACTACGGCACCCTGTGGCGACCCGGGGTGTTCGACGAAGCGCTCGCCGAGCGCATGCCGACGATCCTCTACGGCCACGACTGGTACGACCTGAACCACGTGCTCGGGGCCGGGATCGACTTCCGCCAGACCCCCGCGGAGGTCGGCCCCCCTGGCGTCGACGTGCTGTTCGAGTTCGCCGACCCCGACGAGGTGCCCTCGGCCCGGTTGGCGATGCGACTCCTCGACCCGAACGCGACGAGCAAGGGCCCGGTGTTGCGCGACGTCTCGGTCGGCTTCGAGCGGCGGGAGTGGATGTGCCGCGACGCGCTGACCGCCGAGCAGCTCGCCGCGGGCGCCGAGGAGGAGATGATCAAGGCGGGCATGGACGAGCTGAGCCTGGTGGTGCGCGGCGCAGTGCCGGGCGCGCAGGTCCGCAGTCGTCGCGGCACGATCGACCTCGACGCGGTGGTCGAGATCGCCAAGCGCAAGGCCGCCGGCGACATCACCGACGCCGAAGCCGCCGAGGCCGTGAAGCTGCTCTCCGGAGAGACCCCGCCGCCACCGAAGGCCGACCCCGAGCCCGACGCCGAAGCGGCTGCCGCGGAGGCCGCCAGGTTGGCCGCCGAAGCCGCCGAGGCCGAGCAGGCGCTCGTCACCGACGTCGACGAGGCGCTCGCCCTGGTGCTCGGCCGCTCCCGCCGCTGACGTTCCCCTACACAAGGAGAAAGCCATGCCCAAACCGACCATCGACCCGATCGTGGCCGCCCTCGACAGCGCGCTCCCGACGGCCGGCGGCCAGCGGCCCAAGTTGCTGGTCCTGTACGGCGACCGACCCGAAGTGCTCGAGGCCGTCGTTCGTGCCCGCACCAGCCGAGGACTGTCCTACGAGGCGATCGCCAAGGTGTTGACCAAGAACGCACCCGAGGGTGAGTCCGTGAGCGCGGGAGCGGTGAAGAAATGGCTCGACGCCCAGTCGATCCACTGAGCGATCCGCTCGCTGCGGCGCTCGATGCCGAGACGCCCGAGCTGGCGGCCCTGCGGGAGGCGAACCAGCGGCTCACCCGGCAACTGATCGAGGCGCAGGCACGCACGAACATCCTCGTCGACACGGTGTACCGCGCCGCCTATGACGCCGCGGTGACCATCGGCCACCCACCCAAGGTGCCCAAGCCGCTCAAGGCTCGCACGACCACCCTCGATCCACACCATGCGCTGATCCACACCACCGACTGGCAGGGCGGCAAGCGCACCGTCGACTACGACCTCGAGGTGCTGGAGCGCCGGCTGCGCCAGATGATGGACAAGGTGGCCACCCTCACCCAGCGCCACGGCCATCCGGTCCCCGAGGCCACGATCCTGTTCGGTGGCGACGACATCGAGGGCGTCAACATCTTC